AACGATTCTTAGAGAAGTAAATGCGACGGAGATCAGGAGTCTCACCCATCTCAACGAACATATTCACGTCGACAGCGTAGGTAAGATGATTACTTCCGCGCATCGCACCGCCCTTGGTAAGGTGGCAGATGATGATCACGGCACACTCTGTCTCCTTAGCCCTTTCAATAAGTCGCTCAATAGCAGAACGCTCGTCGAAGGACCCCTTATCCATAGCCTGGAATGAGTCGATAACAATAAGATCCATTCCATCCATAAAAGAAAGAATCTTATTGAACTTCGATTCGTTACAGATGCCAACGTCATCGATACCGAGTCGACGGCAGCTAAAAGCGACCTGATGGATAGACTCCTCAGCGCTAATATAGCCGATATTCTTATCGTTCTTCGACATACCGTCGAGAATCTGGAGAACCATTGTACTCTTTCCTACACCTGCTTTACTCGACAAAGTGATGCACGATCCAGGGAGAATACCACCCCCGAACATCTCATCAACTTCAGGGATGTTTGAGCGAATGCGACGGAAATAAATTTCCGGAATCTGCACATCTTTAACAGCTGTGAACGAAGTGGATACGATATGATTAAGTTTCATGCTATTATTATGTGGGAATTGAAAAGGAATTACAAGCTTAAATTTTCTTAAACTTTACTTCCGCGTCTTTCAGGTTCTGGAACGTCCAGCCTGAGGTGCCCCACTGCGATGTACCTGGATAGGCCTCACCAGGTGGGATCTTCTGACCACCAAGCTCATAGCCATTATGCTTTGAGATCTTCACTACTTCAAAAGAAACACCCTCCTGGTCCTTTTTAGATTGTTCGAAGATAGCTTTCATCCCTTCGCGTTTAATTTGCTTATAGGTAAATCCTTTTTTTGTGAATGTTTTAGGTATTGTCTTCATGATTCCTTAATATTATAGGTACCTTTAAGGGAACGCAAGCTTATTTCCCGTTAATCTCAAGCGCCCGTTGAATGAATGAATCACCTAGCGCTATAGTAACACCTTCTACACCAAGCTCCTCTCGAACCTCAGAAGGCGATTTACCTGCTTTCAACAGCGTAAGAGCATCCCTACAAATATAATGCTTGAGGAACTCTTCTTTTGATCCTGCGATCTTTGCCTTCTCCTCCAGATACTGACTGTTTGTAGGTCGTGTCCTACCTGTAATAATACAAGTAAGAACGGTAGGGTCTTTGGCTATAGCTTTCTTGAATCGTTTATTAATTTCTGCGATATCCATCATTATTCGATAATATAAAATTGTTTAATTAAATGCAATAAAAAGTTGAAAAAAAGAGACCGACTCCTAAATCATAGCAGCCGGTCTCCTCATTGTTCATTTGAGATTAAGCAACGGTAATCTCGTTAGTGTTAATGGCGCGGGTCAGGTCTCTTGCGTCAATACGCTTAGCCGTACGCTTGAACTGGTTCGTGCGGTTGAGCACACGAGCCTTCTTAACGGTAAAGCTACCATCGCGGTTACGCTCCATCTGGACGAAGAACGTCTTAGGACGTAGATTCTTGTTTGTGTAGTCGATCATTTTATATTCACCTCCTTTCGTTTATAGTTCTAATAGTGGATTCTTTTTTTAGGAATATCAACTATTAAATTTTAAAATTTTCTGGAAGAGTAATCTCTTCGGGGTTCGGGAGAAGGAAAGTATCGGTTTTGGCTTTCCTGCTCTCTGACTTACGACGATACCCCATAAGAAGGTGATTCCCGTCGTTCGTGCTCTTGATAATTGGTACCAGTCGGCCCTTTTTAATTAGCTTCTGGATATTTGCTGGTGACATCTTTCCCATATGATTCCTCAATAGTATATCGGTTAAAAAATAAATCAAGAATTACTTTCAAATACATCGCCGTTAGCTTGGATCTTTTGCTCTTCATATGGAGCAACCATACGACGATAGAACTCCTGCTTACACCCCTCAAGGGCGCCTATAATGTCGTTAAACGTTTGATAACACATACCGTTATCGACAATATAATCTTTACAAATCATAGTAAGAGCATAATTGAGCTCACCGGCAGTGTTTATTTCAGGTATGTTGCAGAACATATCTAAGAACTTTGATCTATCTTGCTGATTAATGTATGGCATAAAACAGATAGTAAAATTAAATTTTCATAAAATCAAGCTTGAACTTAATTTTTGCATATATAATATAACAAATCATGAAACGCGCTAAGGTTAAAAAACTTCCAAAGCAAACTAAAACAAGCACATTACCTAAAGCTAAGAATAAGCCTGTAGCTGTGGTTGATGATAGTAAGCCTAAGAGTCGAGTTATGGCATGTATCGTTACTGGTATAGAGAAGAGAGTATCGAAAGCCGGTATGGCAAAAGGTATTAAGAAATTCGGTGATCTAGCGGCCTTTATCGAACACTATATAAGCAATGAAGCAAAGAGACTACTCAAACAACGCGTATCCCCGGAGGAAGTACAAAAGCAACTTCGTCCATCGAATCTCAAGCCATTCACTATTGACAAACAGATTCTTGCTCGTCTCAAGCTCCTCAAGAAGCCAAGAAACAAAAAACTTACAATAGAAGAGGTTCAGCAAATTTCTGTAAAATGGGTACCTAAAGAGCCTAAATCGTATCCCTCAAAAGAGGCGTATATCATAGACAACACAAAAAACGGGTCCTGCATTGCACCTCAACTCTTTCTAGATTCTGATCGCTGCTGTGACCACTGTCAGTATACAGAGCATTGCCTCTCTACAGCTAAGACATTCTCTAAGCGATATAAAGCCTCTCAATAACCTTCATATGTTTTTGAATACCTGACTTCACGGCTATATCCGTTGTGATCGTCGTTGATTACTTTCTTTGGCTTCGGTTTTTCGTATCTCATTGTAAACGTAATGATGATATCACCGATCTCCATAAGAAACGCTAACAGAAAGCAAATAAGAGCTGTAATGTCAGCACACATTAATGCAGTAAATGATACTTTGATAATATTATCAGTCCCTATTATTTTAACAGGGATAAATTTTATGTTTAAATTCGATGCAATAGATGATATCAAACTATTTGCATCGATTACCGATGTCTGGAGTTCACTAAAATTACTAGCCGCATCAATACTCTTTTTACAGGTTATAATCTTATCTCCAAGTAGATTACTTGATTGTTTAAGTGCTTTTAGACTTTCCTCCATCTCTTGATCTAAGGAATCAATTCGCTTTTTAAGTTCGTTTTTTGTGCTCTGAAGTTCAATGTCGGATTGCGCTTGCAGTTTACGAGCTTCTGCTTGAAGCTCTTTCGCACGTGGCCCATCACCGGCTTTACCTCTCACACCTTGTCGCTCGCTAATAGCTTCTTGATTTATCTCCTCTATTTGTTTCTTGGTTTCTGTAGATTTTACTAGTATTGTCTTTTCAATTTCCACTTTTCTATCTCTATTGCTATTTCTAATGTCAGAATCTTGTATTTGTACAGCTTTTTTACTCTCAGCTTCAAAATATGATAGAGTTTCTGTTATTTTATCCTTACTGTTTTTAAGACTATCTTGAACACCAGTTTCAGAGTAGAGTCCTGCAAAGTCAAAAATGGTCGGTATAAGACTAAGGAATAAGCAGAGTAATGCAGCCTTAATCGGGAACTCTTTTCTACCAAAAAGAATAATTTTTACACAATATGGTAGACCTACAACAGCAAAACTCGCTAACGCTGTTAATGTCCAATGCCAGGTAATGAGAATAGCACCTAATGCATGGAAGGCAAAACAATACGCAACGAAAATAACAAACCAATACACTATATCGATAGTGATAGCTGCAACCTTACTACCTGTATTAAAACCAAAGATAGTATGATATGAGTCGGCTACAGTATGATCTGTAACCGGTTCACGAGTTAGCAAATTCTTAATAAACTCCACTTTATTATTTAATGGATGTCAGGAGCGCTCGAATATCTTCCTTTAAAATACGGATTTGTACTTCAAATACAACGGAAAGCACCACAAAGAGTAGTTTCATATATATGTCTAGTAGACACGTGTATATTTATTCTCTTTTAGCACCAATATTGTCTTTTCGAGTTCTTGTATAGTTATTTCATAGAGGTACCCATAAATAATTTCAGTCACCATGTCTGATAACGCACGTTTTCATAATAAGCTACATAGAAAAAATCACCATACCACACCAACAGATGGGTATCCTGATTCCGCTACAGATCCAATTGCTTCAGAATCTGAGCCGTTTACAGGCGATTTTTTCTTAAACGGTAATTTAAATGTCTCTGGTGCAATAAACACAGTCTATAACACGCTTTCAAATATTAGCATACCTGTTCCGGTGTTATCAGCACAAATAGGCTTTCAACCGTCAAATTCACTCGTTGTTCAGCTTTCCGGTGTAAAGTATGCCATACCTGTTACATTGGTTGGTGATAATACCTTTAATAACGGGACATCTGGTATTAACTCTCTAGCTAACTATGTTACCTATCTCGGTAATGTATCATCAAGCGGTACATTATCTGGAAAAGACAGTGATAACTGGAATCTAATCTATTCAACTGTAATAGCAAATAGCGGTAGTTGGAACGGTGGTAATAATGTTTATACCGCGGTCGGTACAAATAGCGGTAATTGGGACGGTACATATACCACAGTAAACACTAATAGCGGTAATTGGAATAGTAATGTAGCAGTATCAAATTATGTTATTACAAATAGTGCTACATTTGATAATTCATATACATCATCTGTCTATGCAAAGCTATCATCACTAGCTTACACATTTAACTATAGTAACAATTCTATACAGGCAAATTCTTTAAATAATTGTACCCCCGGTCAACTAGCTGGTGTTCTCGCTGGTCTCAATAATAATGCCTGTGGTTATGCAGCTGTTGTTGCAGGTGGCGGTACAAACACAGCATCTGGTAATTACTCTATAATCGGTGGTGGTGGTGGGAATATCGTTAGCGGAAATAATAGCGGTATTCTAGGTGGACTTAATAATTCCGTTTCAGGTTGTAACTCATTTGCAATTGGATCTGGTATTATCGCTACGGCACCTAACTACGCATTTGTTAATAATCTATCCTCATTAGGCACGGTAAATGCACTGAGTGGTTACATGCAAATTATTAGTATAGGTAGAGCAGAGATCGGTAATCAGCTTTCTAACACTGTCGGGCAATTCTTTTCTAATGTAAATACATTTTCACAAATAAATCACCAGAATGTCTGTAACGGTACAAATGCATCAACCGATTACATCGCTACTGCCGACAATGGTAATGATTCCTGTTATTACGCTGATCTCGGTATTAATAGCAGTTTCTATAGTAATTCAGCATACGACATAACAGGTCCGAATGATGCATATCTCTTTACACATGGCTGTAATCTCGCCGTTGGTACAACTGGTGATACAGGTGATGTAATTATACATACAGGTGGCTCAAGAGCGCAGAATGAGCGTATGAGAGTAACCGCCCTAGGTAATGTTGGTATTGGTACTAGTGTACCGGGATCAACTCTTACAGTTATCGGAAGTATCTCCGCAACTGGTACAGTATGTTATTCTAATCCCATCTATTGTGTAGGTGCAGCTCCAAATTCTGTTGTTCCTGCTAATGGCTCTAATACAAGCTCGGGATGTTATAGTGTTGTTTTAGGTGGTTCACAAAATATAGCTACAGGCACAAATAGTGTTATCGGCGGTGGTTTAATTAATTCTGCGCTCGCTGAATATAGTGTTATAGGTGGTGGTCAATTGAATAATTCTACCGCCAGCTACACATTTGTTGGCGGTGGTAATTTAAATACAACAGAATCATCATATAGTAGCATATTAGGTGGTAGATGTAATGAAATAACTTCAAATTCAGGATATTCAGTTATCGGCGGGGGTCAGAATAATACCGTTACAGGTATCGGTTCCGTAATAAACGGAGGAACATCAAATACTGTTTCATCTAACTACGGTATTATTGTAGGTGGTAATAGTAACAGTATATGTACAGGTGCAAGTGCATCCTTTATTGCTGGTGGTTGCAATAACCAGGTTTGTGCGACTGCAAATAATTCATTCATACTCGGTTCAAGTATACAGGCAATCGAGCCAAATTATACATACGTCAATAACATTGTCTCACAAGGTAACATTTGTGGCAATAGCATTATAGGAAATGCCGTATACGGCACAACACTAAACGGTGGTACTGTTAGCGGCACGAATTTTATAACATTTAACGAATACAATTATGGTAATAGTTTAGTAGCCGGTGACTTGACTGTCATTGGTACTATTAATGCTACAGCATACACCGGTCTTTCCTCAAATAGATTTAAGTATAGTACTATTATCGGTGATGGTATACTCTCAAGCTTTACTGTTAATCATAATTTAAGCACGGAAGATGTTTTCGTAACAGTCGTTGACTACACTACAAAAGAGGTGGTGTACCCATCTATAAGAATACCCAATCAGACACAAATTGATGTGGGGTTCTCCTTCATACCGCCAGCTTCAAGCTATAAAGTACTCATTTTAACATCACTTTAAGATCATGCCAATCAAATATCTCGATACATTAACGATAACAGGTGGTATTTCTGCTACAGCAGATATTACAACAACAGGTAGAATTCTTTCTGGTGGTATGGATATCACCAAAGCAATTGGTGATACTATCGGATTTGCATCTAATACATCTACAGGGTCTGTAGTTCCATTGACTGGTAATAATACAGCATCAGGTCGTTATGCAAGTATAGTAAACGGTCTTAGTAACTTCTCGAGTAGCTCGTTTTCTACCATTGGTGGTGGTAGCTATAATAGATCGTTATCTATAGATGAAAACAACACCAACACACCTGTCAACCAGCCTTATAGTGCTAGTTATATATATTTTCACGGAAATTGTAATTCATTTATAGGGGGTGGATCGTGCAATAACATCTTTACATGCATACCACCTGGTGTATGCGTAGCATGCTCTACGAACCCTCTTGTCGCAGATACACGCAACTCTGCTATCGTTGGTGGATGCAATAATGTAATTAGATCTTCATGCTTTCCTAACATAACAGCTTATTATACAGCTTTGTTACCACAAGGTGACCAGATATCACCCTTGCAACCGGTCAATGCTCTTGTTGGTACTGAAGCAAGAGATAGTATTATCAATGGTGGTAGTGGTAACATCATTGATGGTAGTAGCTGTAGTCATATTATCGGTGGAGAGAATAATTGCGTCAAAGGAGCTCAAAGCGGTACAATAGGAGGTACCTGCAATATAGTGCAGGGATATGACAGTGAAATTATTGGTGGTAGTTATAACTTAATAGGTCAGGCTATATGGGGACAGGCTCCTGACGGTAAGTGTATATTAGATCCGACTGGAATGTATTCGTCAAGCCGACATGCTGTTATCATTAATGGTCACTATAACGCTATCTGCGGATGCACCGAATATAATACTATAATTAACGGTGCAGATAATACCATATTTGGTGATTACAGCACCATACTCAATGGTATAGGACACAGGATTCAAAGCGGTGATTATAATACGTTAACGGGTGGTATAGGTAATACTATTGAAGGTGTAGCTTCAGGTATTTTTGGAGGGTTCTGTAACACTGCTAGTGGCGGGTATAGCATGGGTATACTAAATGGTATATGTAACACAGTTTCCTCTGGGTACGGCACTATACTTAACGGTGTTCGCAACCTTACGAGTGGGTTTTTTGATACTATTGGCGGTGGGTTATGTAATCAGATATTAAATTCTGAATTCTCTACTATCTTAAATGGTGTACAGAATAGTATATTTGGTAAGTGTTCTACTATTATAGGCCCCGGTAATAATAATAATGTCGCTGACTGTACGGTGACCATAGGTAATAGTGGTTTTAATGCAGGTACCGGTACGACTATAATTGGTAACAATATTGCAACAGCACTAAGTAGTGCTGTTGTTATTGGACAGGGATTAGGGTATAACGAGAATAGTATCACTATTCAGTCTAATTCCGGCATATCATCTAGGCATAGAACCGGTACATCAAGTACCGGTACAAATTTAAAACAATACATTCAAACAAAAGAGTTGAACCTAGTAAATACACCTGCTCTTACATCGGTGTTGTTTGATACACCGGAGGGATATCTTTTCGTAACAGATCGTATTGATTGTTATATTACAGCCTCTGCTGGTGTTACATCATTACCGTCCTTTACGCTTGGTGTTTCAGCAAATCCAAATAAATTCACAAATAGTAAATTCATAAGTGCTTTTAGTACAAATGCTGTATTCCCATCAATTAATATTGATACATTTTATATAACAGGTATAGCACTACCATCTGAACAATTAATATTAACAATTAATAATACCCGTGCGCTTTCTGCGAATTGCTTCTTCACCGTTGAAGGTAAATTAATAGACATTTCATCATCAATATCATTATCTGGTTACAACGGTGTGTCAGAAGGTTTACCTGGAATATATACTGTTTACACAACATATGAATAATACAACATTAAATTACCTTTTAACGTCTACACCTAGTAATATACACGGTGTCGGCTTTGCATATAAACTAAAAAACGGTCAACCGGTAGATATTATGTCTGTACAGTTTCTTGTAGAGAAAAAAGTGTCTATTACAGAGCTCAATAAAGATGAATTATTACCATCTACAGTAATAATTGACGGGCACGAATATCAGACTGATGTTATTGAAGCTGATAGAATTGAAGCGTTACCTTGTATTGGACCACGCGCCGGGGGGACCGGGCAACCTTTCTTTGGAAGTTACGGATGGCCGGTTGCAGAGCATAGATCATTACAGCGACCGGTTCGCGGTGGAATTCAACTTATTGGACGAAATGCACAGACTAGACTAGGATTTGGTACCTTAGGTGGGGTTGTAACTGATACAACTGACGGAACTACTGTAGGAATAACAAATGCACACGTTGTAGGACTCGCATTAACAAATTTCGATATTAGACCAGTTGTGGAGCGAGGGTTAATACTAGAAGATTGTGCTAAGATGAGATTATATGCCGGTAGTAACCTTCCCAGACAAGAGGGTACTACTAGTTTTCCTCCTATTCCAAATAGGTTTGGTGATCCTGGATTTTTTCCTGGTGTGAACCTCTGCAATAGTGGTGTCTATCCTTATGTATGGAGTGCTCCTACAGTATCAAACCTATCATCTGTACCATCAACATACAATAGTAATTTAACAGCGTATTCTGTAAATCCGGATATAGGATATATTAAACGTTATTCACCTATCACGACAAATCCTAGTTTATTTAATATTAATGATGTTGCTTTAGTTACTTTTAATACACGCACAAATGCTCACTTATTGAGTTCTTCTATACCGATGCTTTCTGCGGGATACAGCCATCAACAAGCTAACTTCTACCATAAAGACGTTTGTGCTTTCGCTTCTACAGCAGAGATAAATTCACTTGTAGTAGATAATGTCCCTCTCTTTAAAAGCGGTCGCACAACATATGCAACCGGTCAGCCTAACCCGATTGGTTCCGAGGTACGGTCTAATCCGGTAACATGTAATCTACCAACGACAGCGGGCTGGGTACCTGCGTATTATTTTCTACCGGAATGTACTATGCGAGCAACTTCTGTCGATTGGTCAGTTGCGGTTGGATACTCTTTCGGTGTAGCAAACTTTCAAAATACTATTATGTTCACCTCATCGGCCACACAACCAGCCTTGGGTGGGGATTCAGGTTCACTTGTTTATGGTCTCTTCAACTCTAATTCCCCTTCTACAAGTGCATGGAAAATTGTAGGGTTGTTATTTGCCGGAAACAATAATGCCACAGCGTTTGCCATACGTATCGATACTATAGTAAATACTTTTAGTATTTCTGCGTACGATGGTGGTCAACCGAAATACACCACTTTAAACAATGAAAAAAAAATATATCTACCCGGTAAATCAAATGTATTAACACTAACTGGAAGCGATAACAAGAAATACTGGCAAAGCGGTCTAGTGGGTATAGTGGACGGTAAACCAGTAGCGGGACCCGGGTGGGTACCTGCATGGCGCAGTGGTAACTATCCTTAAATAAATAGTATATATGCCTACTACATTTGTTGATAATATCTTAGTAAACGGTGATGTAAACATGACTGGGAGAATTCTCTCTGCCGGTCGTGATTTAAATAGCGTCTTCGGTACATCTACAGTCGTTTCTCTCAGCACTATCTCTCCGAATAGCCAAGTAACTGCAACAAGCGGTACGCTAGGAATTGACCCTGCCTCTAACCTATGGGTTAAAAAAGCAGGTACACTAACCTCTAATTGGGAAACAGTGTTTACTTCGACAAGCGGTCAATATTATGCAAACATTATTCTGCAAGATGCTACGGGCGTTGTACTTGACGCAGGTGAGCTTGGTACTGTTGACGGAAATCTTGTTATAGGAGATGGTAGTACTGCTAGCGGTAATCGTGTTGGTTCTAGTTCCGGGTCACTTGCATCGGATGAGTTCCGTGATTATTCAGATAGTGCTGAAGGATATTCTGCTATACAGAGACTTTCAATAATGTCATCAACGTCAGCGTTTTCTGCTACAAATGGGTTTATACTATCATCAAATACCCCAGGTACTTTATGGTTCACAGTCAATAGCCCCGCTCTAGGTTTTTTAACTGGCGCAATAGGCAGTAGAGTTTTTAGACCTTTGACAAGCATAGTTCAAGTGCGTTCGACAACACAGCATGCCCGGGCACTACGCTGGGACGGTACATTCGGGCCTATATGTAGCGGTACTGCTTCGTTCAATTTACTTCACGGTGATCAACCAACTGGTGTATATACTATGATGCAGATTCCTGTCTGTGTATTTCCGTGTACACCTACAGGTGTACTGAGTGGGTCAGTAGGCAGTATATCAATTACCGGGGGTTCGTATGTAACAACGACAATTATACCATCGGCTGTTAACACAAGCCCTGTTTCCGCAGGTACATCTACAAATTCTCTCGTCAATTCAAACATAACAAAAATAGATGTATCACGTGTACATAACAATGTCTGGCTCAGCTTTCAAAATGGCAAAATTAGAGAAGTTAATATTCCTCCTAGTGCGTATGTACAAACATCACCGACGGGATCAAGGATAGGTTATCGAATTGACGTGTCCGGTAATCCGATATCAACGTTAACAGTTCCCTACGGTGTCTCTACTATAATAGCGAATAACTGTGGATTGAAATCATTTAAAGCAGGGGAATATTCAATCGATGTCACGTGCGAGGGTATTAATCCTGTTAATTCTATCGACTTTAGTACTCTTGGTACTGTAAATGCAGCACAACAATCTGAATTTCTCTTTCCTGGAGCTAATATGACAACCAATGCAGTTGATGCTGCGTTTAATTCGTTTCCAATGACGTATTTACAGCTTGCTTCTGCAGCTCCAATTGTTGTACAAATAACAGGGACAAGTCAGCCTCCGTCACCAAATTCTCAATCTGTGCGTGATTTAATTGTCGCAGGTGGTGGAGTAGTTATAACAAACTAATATTATGAATAGATATATCTTCATACCCAACGAACGTGGCAACCAAATACGTCAAGAAGACAACGTTTGCGGAAATCTTATAGAATTGGCTGACACCAATGTTATTCATGGTGATATCCCGGTATTTACATCTAAAGACGGATACATAGAAAAAGGGAGCATTCTTTCTCAAATACCATCCCCACCAACATTTGAAACTTCATATATAGATAACCGAGCAGATGCTTACCGTAATAATGGATTAGATGAAAGGAAGCTTATCGTGGCTCTCTGGGAGGCACAAGTTGAAAATCGACCTGAAGCATTGAATGAAATACAAGCTAAGCGTCTTGCTATAAAAGAACAATTTCCAAAATAAGCTAAATTATTATGCCGATTGTTATACAGAATAGATCGTTTCCTGCAATCGGTAACCCACCACAATCCAATCTTACTATAAGCGTTACAGGTGGTACACTCACCACCCTCCTTACCTCTGTCAATGTTATTAGTGGGTTTGATGCCGCTTTCACTCAACAGTTAGGAACTGGTGCCAGGCGTGAACCATACGTTGTTACAACAAATGATGCGTATGCTACCTTTCTTTCTCTTAATACAACTGTTGCAACTGTGACATCAGTCGGTTCTATCGGTACTGTTAACAGAACCACTACAAACGGACAAACAACAATACGTGTGACAGGTAATTCCGTTACAAAACTTGTACCTGTTAATATGACAGGTCAGATAAATCAATCCGTATCCAATACATTCATATCTACTGTTACCGGTACCCTTGCCGATCATTTATGTACGCAAGTTGACAGTAGAATAGCAGGCAAAAACCCAACAGATGCTCGGTTTGTTCCAGTAACCGGTGGTCCTGGTGGCTCGCTATGCGGATTTGCAGACCCAAATTTCTGGCAACGTTGGCCGGCTCAAATACCTGAACCACTAACGTATACACGTAACCCCGGTCTTTGGTGTTCAGGTGTGGATGTGTCATTTATAAGCCCGTGGAACTCTGATGGTGGTACTAATTTTTCTGGCTCTCTTATTACGCCAAGACATTTCATACGTGGTACACATTGGCCACCAAGAAACTTTACACCCGGTACACGCATTCATTTTGTTGATATGGATAACAATATCTACGTAAGAACAATTGTTGGTGAGCAATCGGTTTGGGGTAGCGATCTAAAAGTCTGTACATTAAATGCAGATATATCTGCAGGATGTAAGCCGGTTAAGTTATTTCCAAACGTGTATTCGAGTATAATTCGTGATCCTATGGGCATGGAGCTACCGGGATTGAGTGCGATTGTATATAATGCAATTATTACACCTCCTATGGTTATGACTACGCAAGATAAGAATTTTTATATCGCTGAATCCTTTAGATCCGATGGTACTCAAGGACAAGAGCCGGTTACTAATTTTAGTCGTGCGCCGTTTTTTTATGGTATACGCGGTGGTGATTCCGGTTCACCTGCTTTCTTTATTGTAAATGATGAGCCAAGTCTTGCTTTTACTTTGTATTCAGCTGGTGGTACATCAACGTATAACCCTAGTTGGTATTCTATTGGCGGTGGTAACGGGCAACCGGGACCATTAATTCATTTAATTAACACTTTAGGCATCTCTGGAGCTGATACAAATGCTGGTTTATTATCAGGGTACGCAAATAGTGCTATATGGCCGGTCTCTGGTGGTAGGTATATAGCACAACTAACAGACATAAGTATGTTCCCTGTCTGTACCTCACTACCGTGAAGTTCATTGAATTTATGGTATTCAAATTAAGTATCTTTGGTCATGTCATATATACTACCATCTGATGCCATAGCTTCTGCGATCTATTTTTCCTTATATCTTGACATTAGGAAGGATATTATTGTATCGTTCGACTATGCATGTTATGGTCCAGATCTCATGGGATCTGAGGGATTCTGTGTATTTTTTAGCAATACTTTCGCAGAAGCAATAAGATCTGGTGGCCCTGGCCCGGGGCTAGGTTATAGCCCGGTTTCAGGTATTGGTGGTAGTGATTATTTTGGTATGGATGCAGGTATACTCGGTGTTGGTTTTGATATTACCGGTAATAATGGTAGTGATAGATTTTCAGACACCGGGTACCCGGATATAGTACCGAATAGTATAACACTACGGGAGGGGCAAGGTGACAATTATAATATTTCACAGCGAACTCTAAATCTTAACAACGCGACCTTTAATAGGCCAATAAGTTTATATGAACAAATAACAGATAATAGAGCACCTACATTCAAGCGCGTACGTGTTCGTATAACAGATTTCGGACAGCGTATTGTTGTTGATATGAAAAAGGTTGGTGACTATGGTTTTACAAACTATTTAGACTATACCTATCCAGAAAAAAAGATTTGGCCAAAAACTGTTCGGTGTGGTGTATCGTTTGCTACCGGAAGTGTTACGAATACTGTTTTTAAAGTAAAGGGTCTCAATATTAATGGTATTTACAGTGCCGACCGCGGTGAAGAGACTAACACTTTTACATACACTGTCGATACAAATTCACTACCCGGTACTCTTACTTACGATAACCCTTCATTCGAGTTCTTTAACTACAACGACATTCTGCATGTAGAAAATGTCAACTATAACGACCTCACAAACCCTGCTCTCACCGGTAGACCACTCATTCTTGTCGATCCCGTTGAAGGTCCTCTTGGAGCCCCATATATTCCAGGTGATGAATATGTGGGTATCACAAACCTTTTATAGTCTTTTTCACATCAAACAGATAAATACTTGTAATAAAATATGGGTAATATCGCAGCAACTCTATCCTTAAATGTACCGGCAATTACCGCTCTATGTAAGGGAGCGAGAGGCGGGGTAATTCTTAAAGGTTCCGGGGCCCCTACTATTAGTGTTGGTCTGTCTGGAGATTATTATATAGATGTTTTAACAGCGAACATGTTCGGTCCGAAGGAGAATAATTGGTCAACACCGTTTTTAACCCTTAGTTACCCGGCTAGTAGTTCACCTTTTACTATTGTTAATAGTATTACATCTCTTATAGCGCCTATAAACGGTAATAATATTGTAAATGGCAGACTAGTGAATGTACTAGGTGGCGAGAATAATGTAGCGGATGGTATTAATTTAGGTGTACTCGGTGGTATTAATAATAATTTATCTGGTAATAATACGTTTATTATCGGATCGAATATTACCGCAAATGTAAGTGGCTTCACGCTCGTCAACAACCTCTCTACACCGGGAAGTGTTTTCGTTCGCGGTGGTAATAGCAGTTTATGGAACACTGTTTATACAAATGTTAATGCAAATAGTGCAAACTGGGATAGTGGTGGTAGTGTAGCGACAGTTGTTCGAGCACAATCAGGAAATAACAACTCTGTCTTTTCTACAGTTTCTGCAAATAGCGCTAACTGGCAGAACACATGGACAGCCTTTAGCAATGCCTCAGGATCTTATGTAACAAACGTTAACAGTGTTACTGCTTTTGCGTATACATTAACAGATTCTACATCTTCAATAAGACCGGTACGCGGGAGTAACATTGCATCAAGCTGTTATAGTAATGTACAGGGTGGTAGGTGTAATACTGCATCAGGATGTTATAGTAGTGTTCTTGGCGGCTTCTGTAATCAAGTTACAGGTAATTACGGTTCGGTGAATAACGGTGTTTGTAATACTGCTTCAGCTTACGGCTCAGTTGTTGTAGGTGGTACCTGTAATAGTGCCTTAAGTGCTTTTTCTAATGTAGCCGGTGGTCGTCTTAATGTAGCTTCAGGTTGTAATTCTATTATAGCTGGCGGTGCTTGTAATACAGTGTCCGGAAATTGTTCTACTATTGTTGGTGGTTTTAGTTCACGAGTTATATGTGGTGCAGATAGCTTTATTGGTGGCGGTACTTGTAATATAGTTAATGCCTCATTCGGTCGGACAGTAATTGCA